AATGCAATTAATTTAATTCCAGGGGCTAACTCTATAACCGGATTGTTAAACAGTACTGGTGCAGCCGCCACCGCAAGCCTATCCAAACTAAAAGATGGAACTGCAACACTACAGTCACTTGCATCAGCTGGATTACCTGCCGGAGCAGCAGCACAATTGAATTCAGCAATAAGTTCATTAAGTTCCGGCGGCGCGGTTTCTATTCAATTACCCAAAGTAGCATTCAATACAGTTGACAGGGGTGAGTTAACAGCACAGATTACTTCAACGTTGGGTAGTGCAAAGATACCTTTACCTAACTTCTCGGGTAATCCGGCAACTCTGGGCAAACCTTTGTCCGAAGAATCATTAAACAAATACAATGAAATTAATGACGAATTGAACACTTTGACTGACCAAAGATTTGAATTGGACAAATCGGTGCGTGATGCGAGATATGCATTAAACGTTGCTAAAACAGACTTGCCTGCTGGAGATCCAGCAATTGCAATTGCGGAACAGACATTAAATCAAACTAAGCAACAGTTAAAAACCTTAGATGATCGTCTTGTTGAAATAAGAAATAGACAAGCTCAATTAGCTACAGCCCCGGCTAGTAACTCAGTGAACGGTAATACAACTGGCGTTAGCTAATATAAATATAATAAGGAACAATCATGGCAACATATAATGGATTCAGTACAATAAACGCAAATAAACCTAGATCAACTAATATGACTCCGGGTACTGGTGGCGGGTACGGATCCATTACCCAACCTGTGATTCCGGGAAAAAAGTTTAGATTAACCAACGAACAACTGGTCATACAAGATTTTTTGAATGCATTGAACATTCAACAGGGACAAAAAGTAGGTCAACCGGGCTATGGAACAACACTCTGGTCTTTTATATTTGAACCTAATACTGCTGATACTCAATTTCAACTACAAGACGAAATACGCAGAGTAGCTAGTTCTGATCCTAGAATAATTCTTAACTCAGTCAAAGCTTTTCCTAAAGAAAATGGCATATTAATTGAAGTAGAATTAGCAATAGCGCCATTCAATAACGCTCAATTGTTAAGCGTTTTCTTCAATAATTTAACTAACGTAGCAGCTATACAGTAATCAAAAATCGGTATTTTTGTAATGATAAATACTTGAGAGAGATTACTTATGGCTACAAGTTCACGACAATCAGCAATATTCGGCGTCAATGACTGGAAAGCAATTTACCAGACATTCCGTGAGGCCGACTTTAAAAGTTATGACTATGAAACTTTGCGTAAAAGCTTCATAGATTATCTACGAGCATACTATCCGGAGACGTTTAATGACTTCATTGAATCTAGTGAGTTCATCGCTCTACTAGACATTATTGCGTTTATGGGTCAAGGTCTTGCATTTCGTAATGACTTAAATGCACGTGAAAATTTTATTGATACTGCTGAACGTAGAGATAGTGTTATTAAACTAGCTAACTTAGTGAGTTATAACGCTAAAAGAAACTTGGCAGCACAAGGTTATATTAAAGTAACTAGCATACAAACAACCGAAGATATCACCGATATCAATGGATTTAACTTAAGTAATGTTCCAGTATTATGGAACGACCCGGCAAACTCTAACTGGTTAAATCAATACAATACTATTGTCAATTCAACATTGATTAATAGCCAACGTGTAGGTCGTCCTGGTAATTCTGCACAATTATTGGGTATAAAAACAGACGAATACACTATTAACATTCCCGGTGGTAACTTACCAGCAGTTCCGTTCTCTGCTGTTGTTGATAACCAGACCATGAATTTTGAACTTGTCAGTGTTACAAGTTTGGATCAAGATTACGTATATGAAATCCCACCTGAACCATCTGGCAAATTTAACATGCTATATCGTAATGACAAATTAGGTTACGGTAGTCCAAACACAGGGTTCTTCTTCTACTTTAAACAAGGTAGACTACAAAGCTTTGATTTTAACCTACAACAGCAAATCAGCAATCAAGTTGTAGATATTAGTGATATTCAGGGTGTTAACAATACTGACACATGGCTATTTCAATTGAATACAGATAACACTAGTGTAGTAACAAGAACACTATGGAGAGAAGTAGAAAATGTATACGCTGATGCGTACCTACAAACAGAAACTAGTGGTAAGAAAATTTTCTCAGTTGTGTCACGTTTCAATGACCAAGTAAGTTACAGTTTTGGTGACGGAGTATTTTCTGAAATTCCAGTTGGTACATTTAGATCATATGTTCGTGCAGGTAATGCATTGACATATACTATCGATCCAAACGAAATGCAAGGATTAAGTGTTACTATAAATTATATTAGTCGAGCAGGACGAACAGAAGCACTAACATTAGGATTAGAATTACAATTACCAGTATCAAATGCACAAGCAAGAGAAACACTATCAAATATTAAACAACGTGCCCCTGCCCGCTATTATACACAAAATAGAATGGTTAATGGTGAAGACTACAATAATTTTCCATATACTTTGTATAACTCAATTATTAAAAGTAAAGCAATCAACCGTAGCTCTATAGGTGTATCAAAGAATTTAGATTTATTAGACCCTACCGGAAAATACTCTAGTACTAATTCATTTGCTAATGATGGTGCTATATATCAAAATAGTACCAATGGTAACTTGGGGTTAACCATAACTAATACCGGTGATATTATTACGTTTTTAACAACTACATTGGCTGCTGAATTATCAGACAATAGAGCAAGACAATATTACTTACAAAACTTTACACGATATGATGTTAACAGCACAACAGGTGATGGTACTGTTTATTGGAAAGAATCTACCGTTGACGCAAATAGTGTTACTGGATATTTTTACAATATAAGTGGCAGCAATGAAGTACCTATACCAATTGGCACATATTCAACATACAGTATGAAATATGCTACTAAAGGTGCTATGATAAAACTTACTGCACCTGCAGGTTATTATTTTGATAGCAACAATCGTTTAGTTGCCGGCATTCCTGGTTCTAGTAACGCTACTTATATTTGGACGACAGTGTTAAATGTAGTCGGTGATGGATATAATAACGGTGAAGGTCAATTTAGTAATGGTACTGGCCCAGTCACATTAAATGCGTATGTACCAGAAGGTGTTATAGTAACACAAATTATACCTGCATTTGATAACTCATTACCCGCTCTTGTTATACAAGAATGTATTACTAGAATGGAGTTAAATCAAGATTTTTCATTGGTATTCAATAATTCATTGGTAGTGTCTCAGGACAGATGGAGTGTGGAAGCATACGATGCTACAAACTGGTTTGTAAATTTTAACAGTTTAGGTAATAACGTTTATCAAATTGCATATAGAAGTTTACAATATTATTTTGGAAGTGTAGCAGATACACGTTTCAATTTTGAAACAGGCAAATTAGTTTACGATCCTTTTACCGGTAAAGTATTACAAGATTATATAAAAGTACTTGCTACAAACACACAGTATAATTCTAATTATCCATTAAGCAAACCAGTACAAGTGAGTATTTTAGGACAGACTGTTGAAAGTGATGGATATGTTAATGACTTTGAAGTGGAAGTAGCTAGTATTGATGAGAACGATAGAACGATCATAAGTGATCCTGATTTCTTTAGTTCAATTACTGGATACACACCTAACAGTTCTAACATAGGAATATATACATTTTTTGAATTAGTTGAAGATGCTATTAGTTTATCTCGCTATCAAATCATACCTAGTACTAGTGTAAGTTATGCATACGCAACTAAGACACAAATTGAAGTTGTAAAATATGAATATCCTGAGGGACAATTATTTTATGCATATGTTGAAAATAAATTTTACACATCTATACAAGATGATACTGTGAACACGCCTTTCTATGTGTTAGTCGAACAACCTCAGTATTCCATTCAGTATGGTCGTCAAGGATTACAGTTTCAATATCGTCACAACAGTAACAACACAACACGTATTGACCCTGCAACAACAAACATTATTGATTTGTATCTAGTAACACAGTCTTATTATACACAATATCAAAATTGGATACAAGATACCACTGGAAGTATTCCAGAACCAAACAAACCTACTATTAATGAGTTAAATCAGTCGTATGGTAGATTACAAGACTATAAAATGTTAAGTGATAGTTTAATACCAAACAGTGTTATATTCAAACCATTATTTGGTGCAAAAGCTGCACCAGCATTACGTGCTACTATTAAAGTAGTTAAAGCCGCTAATACTAATGCAAGTAATAGCGAAATACGTAGCGCAGTATTATCTTCAATGAATAGTTATTTTAATATTAATAACTGGAACTTTGGAGACACGTTTTATTTCTCTGAATTAAGTGCATATCTGCACGATCAATTAGGAGAAATAATTAGTTCAGTGGTACTTGTACCGAACAACCCTACACAATCTTTTGGTGACTTATATGAAATTAAATGTGCTCCCTACGAAATCTTTCAAAACGCAGCTACAGCATCTGATATACAGGTAATAGCCGCACTTACTCCCGCCGAATTGCAAATAAGATAAGTAATATAATTGATAGAGATTTAATATGGCCACAAGTACAAGAATTAGAACACTAAACTTTTTACCAGACATTTTCAAAACAACAACCAATGCTCAGTTTTTAGCGGCTACATTGGATCAAATTGTTGACCAACCAAATACGGAACGTATTGAAGGTTATATTGGTACTAAGTTTGGCTACGGCATAAATGCAAAAAACAAATATGTAATTGAGCCAACAAAAACACGAACAGACTATCAACTAGATCCTGGTGTAGCTTTCTTAAAGAAAGATACAGGTGTTGCACAAGATTTTATCAGTTATCCTGGAATAATTGATGCATTGAAGCTTGAAGGTGGTATCACAAACAATAATGATAGATTGTTTGAAAGCCAATTTTATTCATGGGATAGCTTCACTGACTTAGATAAAATAATTAACTTCAATCAATACTATTGGTTGCCAGAAGGTCCTGATCCAGTAACAATTTCTACCGACATTGTTTTCAATGCAACTGATTATATTATTACTGATGTTCCGAATGGTTATAACGTAACTGCTGATGGACAAGCACAAGGTTCTACAAATCCTACACTAACGTTATTGCGTGGCGGAACATATAGATTTAGTGTCAACCAAAATAGTCAATTTTGGATTCAGGGTGCACCGGGGGTTACTGGTCTAGATCCTACACAAACAAACGTTCAAACACGTGATGTATTTGGTGTTTCTAATAACGGCGCAGAAGTAGGTATAGTAACATTTACTGTTCCAGCAAAAAATGCACTAGATGAATTTAATTTTCCAGGAAATAATATAGTTGATGTAGTATCCACTACTCCATACGACCAAATTAATGGACAACTACTAAGTACTGTTGGAAATATCGATGGTATTAGTTCATTAAATGGTCTTACAGTAATGTTTTACAATACTGGTGTACCCAATGAGCAAGGTTATATAAGTAATTTCTTTGACGAAACTAATTTTGACGTAAACAGTAATTTGGTACCAGCGCAAACAATTACTATTAGCTCTACTAACTCTATTGGAAATGTAATAACATGTTCTTCCACTGCTAATTTAGTAGTAGGACAAACTATAACATTTACTGGATCTACTTTTGGTGGAATACTAACATACGATACAGTACTACCAAATACGATATATTATGTAAACTCTATCGTTAGCTCTACTGAATTTACTATTGCACAACAATTATTTGATGTTGGTGTAACACCTTTCAGCGTATCGACTGCTAGTGGTTCAGGTTTAATTGCTAATATTAATCAAGGTTTAAATGAAGAAGGTTATTACACTGATGTAA